GACTGTGCCGTTTTTATGTAAAACTTGTAGGGGAACGTCTGTGTTAAATTAAAGGTATATGTGTTACCGCGGACCAGTGTTAAAGTTGGGTTGGCCACATAGTCAATTGACCACGAGCTTGATCCATTATTTGTTACGCGGTACTCAACTGTGGCTGTTTCATTTTGTGCTACTATAAAATTATAAGAACCATTACGAGCCAAAGTCAGTGTTGGATTGTCGCCGGCATAGCCGCTAAAAGTATAAGCACCATTGGCTTTGGTTACAGTAAATGTTTCATCAACAGGAACTGCAGTGGGAGTAACATAAACAGGAATAGGACCGTTAGGCAACCAGTAGTATTGAGCATAGTTGCTAAATTTATCAAAATCTACAAACGGGTCCCAAGCATAATATTCACTTTCAAACAAACGACTGTTATTGTCAGTCACTGCTCCTTGTAAAGCTAGAGCGTCTAGGATGCCAGGATAGGTTATGGCATCATCAATTTTGCTTGTAGTAGGATCAAGACTGATAACACCAGGTTCTAGCTGGTAATTGTTTCGACTTGCGGTTGGTTCAACAACATAGTAATCGTTTGGATTGACTCCAGGGCCAACCTTTTGTCCAATAAAACCTTGTGTTGCCTTGAAGTTAGGTTCTTGAATTAACTGGTCAAGGGTGGCGTTCAGGAACTGCGTGTTGACCGGAGTCTGAAATATTTCTGGTAAAAAGTCAACCGAACGGACTTGTGCGGCCATTAAAATACTCCGTTAGGTGTTGACTGTTGCAAATTAGTACTGGTTAACGCTGTAATAACTTCAATGTCGTTGACCGTGGCACCATTTACAAAAATTTGATTGGGGGCGCATTGAATTTCATATAAATCACCAAAGGTCTGTTGGGGATTCAATGGTACCAATACCACGCTGGCTACATAAGAGCCAATTTGACTGTGTATGTAGGCTGCCAGCTCACTGAAATAGAACGTGTCACCAAAGTTCCAATTGGCAATATCAAAATATGCGTTCATGGTAGTCAATACTAAATTACGAATTTGATTATTGCTAGCAGTGGTGTTAGCGGCAGGAATAACTTTAATGGTAGCCCGCAATGCAGAAGGTGCCTTGGCGCCAAATAGAGGCAAGAAATCAACGCAATTTATAATCAAATTATCGCTGATCATTTTGTAATTTTGTAATCCAGCATAGGCTGTGGTCAACTGATCAATAGTTGGTGGAATTGGCTGAGTCACTGTGTTGGTTGAATCTTGAATCCATTGTTGGTATGCGGTGTAGTACTCAAGAGTAACAACATACAAATCAATAATGTTGGTTGATCCTGGGTCAATACGATTAGATAACGAACTGTTGTGACGATATTGGAAGTATAAACTTTGGCGACCAATGGCAGCCAAGTATCCTGACACTACTGTTAGCACTCTTGTACCCGACAAGGTCAATGACAATAGATAAAAATTGCCGTTCATTACTCCGCCGGTGTTGTTGTCATTGTAGGCATAAAATACTTGACCGGTAACATATTGTTCTTTGACTAATTCAATTGCTGCAAGGGTAGGATAGTCACTGTTGACTACACCTTGACTCAGCAATAGATAACGTTGAAGATTATCAAAGTCCACAGTCAATTGAAAGAATACTAATTTTTGATTGGCATTGACTGTTGGCGCAACAATATCGCTGAAGAAATCTGGATTGTCTGGAATGCCGTCGCCGTTGCTGTCGCTATAACTGACCAATACTTGATAGTCGTCAACAAGGCCATCGCTAAGAACCGGTTGGCCAATAATGTTTAAAAGAGTATCGCCCAACAATGGCTGGTTAGAGTCTGGTTGACTGTTTGTTTTGAGAACTTTTACATAATCTTTAATAACTGTACCAGTACGACTGTCGTATATTGCTTCAGATCCATAATAAAAGAAACGCACTTCCTTAACACTACCATAAAAATAATCTAAACTACGACTGACTACAGTATAGTTTGTGCCATCTGTAGTGCATTGTATAAACCAAGATGCGTCTGAATTGGTTCCGTTGGTGGCTGTAGCAGAATCATATGGTGCCCAGGCAGCACCTGTTGCCAAATTAGTTGCTGTGATAACATACCAAGTGTAGGGAGTTCCTGTAATTGTGCCCAGACTGTCATAGCCTAGGCCAAAATTAGCTTTGATTGCTATTTGATTAGCCACAGTCTGCTGTACGCTTGTGCCAAAATTATTCACAAACAAAGGAATAACCTGTTGCGCAACAGCACCTGTTGGTACGTATGTGTTTAGTACAACAGGACCTGTGCCATTGCTTAAATTACCTAGTCCATTATTGGTACCATCTTGATAAACAGCAGTTGGGCTTGCCCAAATTGACAAATGATCTTCGTTTTTGCTAGGAGTGCCAGGTTGCAATTCATTGTTGCCATCAAAATAATAGCCCGTGGGTGGAACAAATTTAACTAGAGATCCAACAACAATATACTGTGCGGAGCTGCTGGCATAAGTGCCAATAGGCAAAGGATTGCCAGAACTGTTGACAAAATATCCTGTTGTTTCGTTTACAATGGTGGTGCTTTCGTGCCAGGTAGCACCTAGGGCTGTTAGGCTTGGACGAGTATAGTTAGCATAATAAAATTGACGAGCGGTAGCTTCTAGCAAGATAGGCTGTATGTCATTTAGAATAACATTGTTAATATCGTTTGTTGTTTGCCAAGTAAAAGTAAAGGCTGGTAAAGTATTTTGTTCATAAAGTGCGCCGTCGCTACCAAAAATATTTGTAGAAGAATATTTGCCTGTATTGTCAACTAGATCTAAATAACGACTGGTGCCTATGCTTGCGCGATTAACAGCGGTGCTTTTGATAATTGAATTATAAGTTGTAAACGGAAAATTAGTATAGTCTTCGCCGTTGACCATGCGGTTTTGTGTGTAGTAACGAGCAGGAGCACGTTCTTTAATCTGTTGTATGGATTCACGAGGGGCCGCATTACTTACTGGCGTGGTAATGCCGCAGGTAAATGTAATTGTTTCAATTCCGCCAGTGCGACTAACATAAGAAATAGGAATTTGTACAGATTGCATTTCTTCTGGATTGATAATATATTGTAAGCCATTTGAGGCACGAACATAATTGCGGAACTGTCCTACTGGAATAGTAGCAAACACTCCATCACCAAAAGCCAATGTAATTTGATCATTAGTGCGACTTGTCACCGCATAATTTTTTGGTAGGGTAGTTGCCTGCTGTTCAACCGCTGCCGAATAAACAGATGGCACTTGTGTCCAAATAAATTGAACATTGCCTAAATTATCTAATTGATAAAGCCAAACGTCTGTGTTGTTGACTCCTTCAATATTGATATCAACAGTACGATTAGAAATTTGTTCTGCTAAATTAAAGTCTTGATATTGTAGCACACCCTGTTTAAAATAAAAGAAAAATCCTGTGTTGGCTGATTGATAACCAAGCTGATCATTGCGGAATAGAATATTAAACTGCCCATTTGGTAATGGGGGAGGTTCGTAAATGTATGTTTGCCCAAGTGAAGTGGCGTTTACTGCTTCAAAAGGCATATTGACACCGTCAATGGTAGCGGTATATGGAACCACTGGAAGATAGCCAGGTACCAAATTAATAGTATATTCTTGTGTGTCAACTCCAAGAATAGTTTGGTCATTGCCTGGACTACCAATACGTTGCGTATCAATTAAAGCGGCGTTAAGAATAGTATTAAATTGTTCTTGCCAGTCAAAATTACTGGGGTCTCCCCAGTTAACTGTAATGTTGGCCAGATTGGTGCCATTATAATCTGTTAAATTTTCTGTGGTAGATACAGAAAATACTTTAAGATATCCATTGGCTTCTGTGTTGCGTTGAGCAACATAGCTGACCAAGTTAGCAAGTTTAACAACTGAATCGCGACGCTCTGCGGTATCAATGTAATTTTCACGTGTGTTTAAATCTGAGCGGAAGGCCAGTGCCTGCCCCATAAAAGCCATTACATCAAGCAAGGCAATAAACTCACTTGATTCAATGTAGTCATTAAATGTTTCTGGATAGTATTGACGTAAGTAATCTATAAAACTCTTGCGTAAGGTGTCAAAGTCATAGCTTTGAAAGTCGCCTTCAGAGTAAGTTTGATAGATTCTTTTCCAATCTTCAACGCCGAATATATAAGTTTGTCTAGTGGTGTTTGCCATCTCTGTTCCAGTCTACTATTATTTATTAACAAAATAAACTGGGTAGATTATGTGTAAGAAGCTGTGCGTGTTTGTTGATTAAAAAATAAACTTAATCGTTGCGCATTTGTGGAAGGAACAACAATAATGCTTAATTCTATCAAGAGTCCGTTTTGTTGCGGATACATATTGATAGAATTGATATAAATTCTTGGATCGCCACCTGCTACCCTTTGTATTTCTCTGTAGATAGCCTGTTCAGTTTCTGGAGTTTGATTTTCAAATACATAATTCCAAATTAGTGTGCCATAACCTGGTCGCCCAACCAGCTCGCCTTGACGAATATTAAAAGCATTCAGTAGGTCAATTTTGATGAGGTCATAATCAACCGCAGTAAATTGCTTGTTTTGTCCTATAGTATTGAATCCAATAAAAGTTGCCATACTGTATTTAACCTATCCTGCTACACCAGATCCAAAGCCTGAACTAGAGGTGCTGCTAACTTGTGCCAGCGCCGCTTTTGCCTGATCAATGTCAGCTTGAATTCCCAAACTAGATAAACTGGGCAATTCAAATGCTGGAGGTGTAATTTTGTCGCTGCCAATAACGCGAGCAACTGCCGCGTCAACAGTGGCACGATCAACTTGATTGGTAAATCCTGCTGCTGGCTGGACCGAAGATATTAACGGGCTCAAATCAAAATCTGAAAAGTTAACACTAAATTGCGAAGCTTTGCCTAAACTATCTAAACTACTGGTAAGTTGCGGGCTAATTGCGCCGCTTATTCCAGGAATACTGCCTAGGCTACTAGCATTGATACTAGACAAATTAAAATTCTCACTAATAGTTGCGATTGATCCAAACGAACTAGGCAGGTTATTATAAATGCTATTGGCGCCGGTCCAGGCTTGAGTAACCGCTGGGCCATACTTGCTTGAATTTGTTACTAGAGCACCAATGTCACCGTTGAGAGCGGAGCCAATTGAATCTTGTAACGATACACTACCGTTGGCTAATCCTGATAACTGGGCCAACCCGCCTTGTATAGTGTTGTTGGCACTATTGATAAATCCTACTGCTCCTGTTTCTAAACTGCTGATTGCTGAGTTAAAAGTAGCCACAGCCGTATTGCCAAGGCCAGCTAGGCTGTCTGTTATGGTTCCTATGGGATTTGACGAAAGCGAAGTTAAAGAATTGGCAAGATTGCTGTTGCCGCTGAATAAATTTGTAAAATCACTAAACAGGGCGTTGGCTCCATTATTGCCAAAGGCCGCAGCTACCAGTGTCAGTGCTGATGTTGATAATAGCAAACCTTGATTGGTATAGACCTGGCCTGTATTAACAGTTGTTGATGTAGTGGAAGTAGAGCTTGAAGTGTTTGGAACTATTGTACCTGCTGCCACCAAAGAATTATAGCTTTGTTGCATTAATTGCTGTTGAATTTGATTTTGTGTAGCATCGCTGGCCAATATATCGTCAGCAGAATTTACTCCGTTAAGACCGGTCCACGGACCTGGCGAATTCATAAAATCAACAAAATTGTTAGGATTGGCCTGTGTTTCATTATCTAGCGGGCAGTATCTATCTGACCAGCCTGCTTTGATGTATCCAGCTCGTTCAAGTTGACGAGCGTTAAATCCATATTTGCCAACACCTTTTTCCTGTGTCATTGTGGTAGAGTCTTGCCCAACGGTTGCGGCCAGCTGACCCATAAGGGCTTGAACTTGAACCGGTGACAATGGACCAACTGCTTGAGCTCCAAGTCCAACACGACCTGTAGTGGTGTTGCTGTTCACT